TTACACTTCCCGCATGATTTTGATTTTCTTTCCGAAATTATCGGGCAATGCAGCGTCCTGCACGGGATTTGCACGGAAGTCCCATCCGTGCTCGAACAGCCGACGCGGCAGGTCTGCCGGCGCAAGCTTGGTGTAGCCGATCGCCATATCCGGTTTGCGCCAGCCGCCTCGTTCCATCAGCAGGATCAGGTCGCGGTTCACCGCATAGTGCCAGGTCGCAAAGGTGTGGCGCAGCGTGTGCGGGGTCACATCTTCCCCGAGTCCGGCTGCATCCCGCGCCTTGTCGAATGCGCCCTTGATCTGACCGCCGAGGCGCGATCCGCTGGAATTGGTGAGGCGATAGGGCTTGCCCTTCGGCGTGCGAAACACAGCACCGGCCTCGGGTAGTCCGCTGGCGACCATGATGCGGCGCGTCCTGCCGGGGTATTGCACCATCTTGCCGTCGCCGTTCTTGGTCGCGCCGACATAGGCCTCGCAGGTGTCGAGATGCAGGTGCTGCACGGTCAGCCCCAATGCCTCGCCGGTCCGGCAGCCCGTCCCGAGCAGGAACGCCACGATGGGCAGGAGCCGCCTGTCGCAGGCCGCCAGCAGGGCCTCGACCTCCTCGGGCGTCAACCAGCGCAACCGGGTCCCGGGCTCCTTGCGGCGCCTGAACCTGCGATCCGGAACCTTGCCGTCCTCGGCTGCCAGCCGGTAGACGGCGCTGATCGGTGTGATGAGCTGGCGATTGATCGTCGCCGGGCCCGCATCCGGGTAGAGCGCGGCCGCCGCGCGGCTGACGGCATCGTTGTCGGTATCGACCAGGCGCCAGCGCGGGCCGAAGTGCTTGATGATCCGCGCCAGATACTTCCCCTCGCCGCCCGATTCCATATAGGCCAGCGCGGCCTCGGCGAAGGTATAGGTTACGGCCTTGCCATATGCACGACGTTCGATGATCTCGGCTTCGCGCCGCGCGCGGAGGATTTCCGCCTGGCGCTTGTCGCCAATTCGAGTGCTCTCGTAAACGCGCTGTCCAGCGACGGTGCCGCGGATATACCAGATTTCACCACGCTTGATGAGCTTGAGAGGCATTTCTGTTCACCGATCAGGAAGGCGTCCAGAAGGTCTCTGGGCCGGTAGAGGATTCGGACGCGGCCGTGCGCGGCCACCCGCGCCAGCCTGCCCTCATGATAGGCCCTGTCAAGGCCGCTGCGGCTGGTGAATATCTTCCTGCGCCGCAGGAAATCCAGCGCCTCGTCTGTCGTGAGGAGATCTTCGGCAACGGCGGGATCATCCATCGTCCTGGTGCTCTTCATTCCACTCCCCCCACATTCTCACCGCCTCCTTGCACATGTCGGAAAGCATCATGAGCTGTTCGGCTGAAAGCATGTGCCATTCGTGACCATCGGCATGGATACTCGCCATGCCTTCCCAGTCGAACGTGACCCGAACCGGATCATATTCGACGTCCATGAAAAACAAGACCAACTCGGTGCCTATGCTCGGGTCGCTGTTCTCCAGGAACATCAGCTTCCCGTGCTCAAATCCGCCGGTTAGATGCCGCTCAAATTCCCCCAGGCGTCCTTCGGAGTTCTTCATTTTCAACCTCTTGTGTCAGTTCTGTTCATCGGCTGATGGCCCATCACGCCATCCTCCTGATCTGATCGAGGGCGTATCCGCCCCATTGCTCTGCGCAGGCACGGGCGATGCCTTCGAACGTCCTGCTACGGATTTTCCATCGGTCGGGGCCCGGGCTGGCCCGGTGGATTGCCGACCATGCTTTGTGCCGCTCCGGCTCGGTCGAGGCCTTGGGCGGGATCAGCCGCTTCGTCGCGGTCAGCGGCGGCAGCCCGCGCAGGTAGAAACCGGTCGCCTTGAAGGCCGGCTCGCCAAACCACCAGGGCTGGACGATCTGGGGCTTGGGCAAATCCGCCGGCATCCGGGCGCGGCCGTGCTTGTGCATGACCGGGTTTTCGACCGCCACGCGCGCGACCGGGGCCTGCCAGCAGGCAGCGAACAGTTCGGCGCCTTCGTCCAGCAGCCGCCACATGATGGCCAGCCGCGCTTCGCGCGGCAGGATCGGCCATGCCACCTTCTCGGCCGGGGTCGCATCGTCGGGCGGGTTCTTCGGCGGGTCCGACAGCCAGCGCACGCCGCTGTTGCACAGGCGCGTGCAGGGCGGGTGGCAGACGATCAGCAGGTCCCAGCCATAGTCGAGGTAGTCCCGCACGTCGCCGATGATGTGATGGTTGCTGCCGTCCTCGGCCGGCAGACGATCAACGGATGTGGCATCATGCCCGAGGGCGGCGAAGGCGCGGCGCATGGCGCCCGAGGTCTCGCACAGGACGCCGACACGGAGGGGAGTCGTCATGCCAAGCCCTCCGAAGCCCCGCCGCCGGCTAAGCTGTCAATGATCAGGGGGAGGTGCGGGTGGAAGGTCATTCTCCCTCCTCCGGCCGGCAGTCCGGATCAGGCCCGCCCAGGTGGGTATTGATCTGCCGCTTGGCCTCGTCGAGCGTCGGGGCCATGCCGTGCGCATCGGTCTCCTCGTGCGTCCATTCGAAGGGCGCACCCGGCACCTCGGCCTGACGGATCGCGATGCCACGGTGGATGATGGGGAGGATCTGGTCAGCCATGGGCGCCTCCTTTCAGGGCGCGCAGGGCGGCGCGGGCCGGTTCGACGGCCTCAAGCAGATGACAGATCAGGTCGCTGACGTTGTCGTGCCCTTCCAAAACTGCCGCGTCGATGATGCGGCATGCATCGAGCGCATGGGTTGCCGCCTCCGCGACCGTCTCGCTGGGCTGGGGCGGGTGGATATAGATCGGGACAGGACATTCGGTGCCACGGCGTTTGCCGTGGTTGATCCTGAAAATGCCGGAGGTTTCGGATAGAAGCGTGTGCAGCGTCTTGTCCGTAATCCACCCCACCGGCACCGCCTCTTGCGCGGTCGGGGTTCCGGCAGAGGGCGCGGGCACTCGAGAGATCGCGCCGCAAATGTCGCAGGTCTCGCCAGCAGGCAGGCGGCATTCTCCGCAGGGTTCTCTGCCATCCTTTCGGCTCGGTTGCGGGAAATCCTCCTCGGGCTGCGCGCGCTGCTTCACCTCGTCAAACAAGGCTTGATATTCCGGGCTGATCTTGAGCGCGTCCTGCCCCTCGGGCTGCGGGTCTGGCGTCAGGGCTGCGAATACCTCGTCCATCTCCTGGATCGCGGCTCCGGGAATTGGGCTTTCATCGAGCAGCATTTCACGCCATCGCGGCCACAGCGCCCGCACCTGCCCCGAGGCGCAGAGGTCGGCGAACTGGCAATCGGCCAGCGCGAAATCCCGGTGCGCATCCTTGGCCAGGTCATAGGCCGACAAGAGCCAACCCGGTTCGGGATGCCAATCGGTGCTCCCAAACCAGACCCGGATCGGCAGCACCGTGCGATTGTCCACCTCCCCTCGATAGTTGCGATACGTCATAGTGATGGGCGCCGCCCGCAGCGGCGCATCCTCGGCGAAGCCCTGCCAGGTGCTGCGGCCGATCTCGACGGAAACGATGGGGCCGGTCATGCTGCACCGCCTTCCTCGGGCATCTCGCCACGCCCGGCCGGGACAACGACAAAATCACGGGTGCGCACGGCGCTGAACGACTGTGCGTTGAAGGTCAACTTGTGCGCGGCCTGCCATTCGTCGCAGGCGCGCCGCAGTCTGGCGACCAGGTCGGCCTCTTGCTCTGGCGTGGCTTCGAACCAAGGACCTTCGTCGTATTCCGTGGCGCGGTTGCTGTCGGAAACAGATTCGTCGGCACGCTCAAGCACCGTGTCGGCGTCGATCCAGTCCGCCAGGCGCAGCGGCGCCTGCTGGGCTTCGATCAGGCAGATGCGGTGTTCCCATTCCTCTGGATCGCTCCCGTCGACAGGCCACTCGCAAATGCCGTCATCGATAGCCTCCTGGATCGCCTGTTCTCGCGTCGCGCGGGGGCCGATTGTGAAATATTCCTCGTCCTTGCCGGCCCACCATTCCCACGGCACATCGGCCGAGGTGCAGTCATAGGAATCGGTGCTCATTGCATGGCCTCGCTGGAATTGGTGACCAGTTCGCCCGCATCGCCGCGGAAATCCACGTCAGGGATGATCGACTGCGGCTTGAAGGTGACGCGGTAGTGGTAGGCGCTGACCGTGGCCGGCTCCAGCTGCTCCACGAAGGCGCTGGTGTTGTCCGACAGCACCAGGGTGTGGCGCTTGTAATCGCTCGGCCCGGTCTTGCAGATGACGTTGAACGCGGTGCCGGCTCTGTTCAGGTCCATCGAGCAGCGGCCTTCGACCGTCAGGATGTAGCTGTCGGTGACGCCGTTGTAGAACACGACGCGGCGGCTGATCTCGAAATTGTCGGCGGCCTTGGAGACGTTCCGCGCGGCAATTGTCGCATCGTCTTCGCACTGCCCCGCCATCAAGGGCAGGCACAGGGCGGGGATAAGAAACAGTTTCTTCATCACGCGGTCCTCCGCAGTTTCTGGTTTTCGGGTTGATCGGCGTCGAGCAGGTCAAAAAGACTGGGCATGCCGGCCTCGCGCGAGGCGGCTTCGACGTATTTGCAGCCGTCGAGCCAGTAGCCCTTATTCAGCTCGACCCCGATGCCCTTGCGGCCGAGCTTCACGGCGCGGAAGGGCACGGTCATGAGCCCGCCGAACGGGTCGTAGACCCATTCGCCCGGCTCTGTGTATTGGGCGATGGCCCGGTCCACGATGTCGTATTGCAGCGGGCACAGGTGCATCTCGTTGCCCTTGCGCGCCTGCTCGGCGTTGATGGTCATCATGCGCGCGACATCGGTCCAGACGTCGGGATGCGCGCTGTGGGGGGGCAGCAGCATGAAGGTCGGCGGCAGCCGGCCCTTCACCTCGAGCGCCTCGCCGATCTGGACGTGGTGCTCGAAATCGTAGACCTGCTGAAGGTTGTAGGCCTTCCAGACCTTGTAGACTTGATCGGCGTCCAGCCCCTCCAGCTCTTCGGGCAGCAGGGTCCGGTCGCCATTCGACCGCATGTAGCCATGCGCATCGATCTGCCAGCGGGCCCGGCTATAGCCCAGCTCGTGCTTCCAGTTCTTGGCCTCGGGGTCCCATTCCTTCTTGGCCTTCTTCACCGGCCGGTCGGCGTAGCCGTTGCTGGTGTCGCTGGGCGGCCGACGGAAGATCAGCAGGTATTCCGGCACGCCGCAGCCCATGCGCGAGCCGTCCTTGCACTGTTCCGACCAGCCCAGGCGATAGGTCTGGTTGTTCTCGCGCACCACGTCCGTCGTGATGGTTTTCATGCCGAGATAGGCGAAGCCATGGCGCTGGAATTCGCGCACGCAATCCATGTGCTGGGTCGAGAGGGTCTGGAAACCGAAGCCGTTGATGCCCCCGGGGATGATCCGGTCCTTGACGTGGATCGCGCAGATCCGGCCCGGCTCCAGCACCCGCAGAAGCTCGGGGATCAGGAACCCCATCTGCTGCCAGAAATGCGGATCGTCGTCGGTATGGCCGAAATCCGCATAGTTCGGGGAATACTCATACTGGGTGCTGAACGGGATCGACGTGACGATCAGCTGCACCGAGGCATCGGGCATGCTGCGGGTCTCGGCCACGCAATCGTTGTGCACGCAGCGGTAATCGGGGCCCGAGGCCTCGACCCGCTCGACGCCCAGGGCGCGCACCAGCGCCTGCTGCATCGCGACCTCGGACAGGCCGAATTCCTTGATGATGTCGATCATTTTCTGAACCATCTCGTTGTGCTGACGCCACTTCCGCTCCAGCGAGCGGCGGATTTCGCGTTCAGCCTCGGTGTAGATCAGGTCGAGCCGCACGCTGTCGGCGGTCTGGCCGAAGCGCCGCAGGCGATGGACCGCCTGGATGAAGTCGTTGAACTTGAACCCGATCCCGAGAAACACCGACCAGGCGCAGTGCCGCTGCAGGTTGGTGCCCGAGCCGAGCATCACCGGCTTGGCGCCCAGTTCCCGCACCCGGCCGTCGGCGAAATCGCCGATCAGCTCCTCGCGCTGATCGAGGTCTTGCGAACCATACACGGTGGCGATGGTCGGGATCGCCTTCTCCAGCGCCGCGCGCTCGGCCTCGAGGTCGTGCCAGATGATCCGGTGCGCGGCCGGGTCCTCGGCCCGGATCTCCATCATCTTCTCGACCCGCGCCGGCAGGCTCTCGCGCTTTTCGCGCGCCGCGGCCGAGAGGTCCGCCGTCGCGTCCTTGAACATGCGCTTCTGGCCGCTCTTCTCGATGGCGGAGCCGGCCAGGTGATCGACCGGCAGCTCGTGCCAGCGCACGTCGAGCGGCGGCAGGTCATAGCCCTCGTCCGAAAACGACGGGTCCAGATCGCTGGGCTTGGTGACGAACAGCGCCCAGGATGCGACCCACAGCCAGAACTCGCGTTCCTTGTGCTGCATCAGGGTCAGCTGGTCGGCCTTTTCCGAGTTGCGTTTGAAGAACCGGGTCTTGGCCTGGCCGATATCCATCACGTCGAGGAAGCCGGCATAGGACAGCAACTCGATATAATCGTTCGGGCTGGGCGTGGCGGTGGCAACGAAGCGATACGGCACGCCGGCGGTCTTGACCCTGTTCGACTGGTCGCGCCGGTCGTCGCCGGCAAAGAGCGCCATGAACTCGCGGAAGGTCTTGGTGCCGCCGAACCCGCGCAGGATCGCCGCCTCGTCGAGGCTGACGCCGATGAACGGATCGGGGGCGACCTTGCCCTCGCGCACCGATTCGTAATTGGTCAGGTAGATGCCCGGGCCGTCCACCTTGTCGGTGTCGCGGATGAATTTCAGGTCCACGGCATAGCTGCCACGGAACCGCTCCTGCGCCTCGCGCATGAACTCGCGGCGGACCCCGAGCGGGGCGGTGATCAGCGTCGGCTGGCCCGTCGTCTCGGTCAGAACGCGCATCGCCTCCAGCTGCGTCGCGGTCTTGTGCAGGCCGAAGTTGGCGAACCAGGCGCGACGGCCACCCTGCAGGCCCCAGCTCACCATGCGGCGGGTATGGGGTTTCAGCGCCGGGTTCAGCGTCGCCTCATCCACCTGCATGCCGCCAAAACGTGGCGCGATGGCGGCCTTGGCGCGCAGAAACTCGTCATAGGAGGGCTGCTGTCTCATCGCCTCACATCCTCAACGGCATGAGGACGACGGTCAGGTCGGGATCCTCGGTCAGAAGAAGGGCGGCGTCGCGCGAGGTGCTGGCTTCGATGCGCACGGTGCCAAAGTTCTGCACCGCCTCGCGAACATAGCTCTGGTTGAAGCCGATGCTGAAATCGCCGTCGGCCTCAATCCTGGCCTCGACTTCCGGTCCGAAGGAGACGGACGACAGGCTGGCTATGCGATTCTCCAGGTCAAACTTGATGCCATCGCGGACGTGGCGGAACACGTTGGGGTTCGGAAAGCGCCGCAGCAGCGCGCGGTTGATGACGGCATGCCCGCGCATTGCGCTGCGAACCGGGATCACCCGCGTGTAATCGGGATAGGTGCCGTCGATGCATTTGGCGAACAGCGTCCAGCCGCTGCCGACAAGCCGCATGGCCGGCTTGGTCGATCCGCCGACGCGAATGTGCCGGTTGCCGCCGGCGGTCAGAAGGCTGCGCAGTGCCGCGACCGAGTGGCGCGGGAAGATCAGATCGGGCAGAGGCCAGTCGGCATCGGTCTGATACAGGGCCAGCCGATGGCCATCCGTCGCGGCCCCCGCCAACCGCCTGTCGCGGCCGTGCATGTAGATGCCGTTCAGGTAATAGCGCGTCTCTTCGGTCGAAATCGCCCAGCGGACGCTGTCGATCATCTTGGCCAGCGCGGTTTCGGGCACGTCGGACCAGATCATGCCGTCGGTGCCGGGCTCGGCCGGCCAGTCGGCCGCATCGATCAGCAGCCGCAGCCGGATCGTGGTCGGGCCGATCCGCATGGTCACGATATCGGCGGCCCGGTCGATGCTGATGCTGTCACTCGTCTCGGCGCCGACCAGCAGGGCGCGCAGCACGAAAGCGTCCAGCAGGAACGGATCGGCCGCCGCGCAGGTGGCATCGCAGTCGACCGTCAGCCAACTGTCGAGGTCGGTGGCCTCGATCTCCAGCAGGCCGTCGCGCGGGGTGATCCGCAGGCAGCTGAGGACCGGGATGGTGTTGCGCCGCTGGACAATCGAGGCGGCGGCGATCACCGCGCGGCGCAGATCCGCGACGGTGCAGGTGATCCCGGCACTGGTGGCGGGCTTGATGGGCTCCATCAGGGTCATGGTGGCCTCAAAAACTTTGGCCGAACCGGCCGGATTGCAGAAAAAAGCCCCCGGCCCGAGCAGAAGCCGGGGGCCAGTGATGCCGGCGGGACAGGCGCGTCGCGCGGGCAGGAACTCGGGAAGGTGAAGGCGTCAGGTCAGGCCGAGGCTAAAATCTTGCGGGCCTCGACCAGCAGTTCGGTGTTGCCAAGATGGCTCAGCTGGTCGGCCATGCGCCGCACCAGGTCGCGCAGGCGCAGGTTCTCTTCGATCAATGCCGGCGCACGGGCGGCCATCAATTCCGGGTCGAGGATCGTCACGGCCGGTCCCCCGATCCCTCGGACAGCGCCACCCAGCCCGCGTCCAGCGATTGCGCGGCCGTCGGCGACAGGAAGTCCAGGATCGCGCCCACATCGGGCAGAGACGACCACAGCACGAAGCCTGCAAGGATGAGCCAGAAGACGATGCCGGCGATGAACAGGCTGCGGACGAACCAGCAGGCGGCGCAGGTGCGCCGGTCTCGCTCGGCGGGCACCCGGCGGGCGAAGTCCCGGAGCTGGAAGTCGATGTTGGCGATGGCAGCCATCACGCATCCTTCCGCGTGTTCGCCGGCCGATGGCGCTGCCGCTGCATCACGCCATGCGCGCTGGCGGCGACCATGTAGGCGAGGCGCCGCAGGCTCTCGGGCGCGTCGGCTGCCAGATCGGCATTGGAGATGATGGCGCGCGCCGCAGAGACCGCGCAGGGGGTCAACGTGAGGGAGGGGAGTTGCATCAGGCGCTCCATCCAAGGGTTGTGGATGGGGCTAAAGCTATGGATTAAAGTTCCACTGTCAACATAAAAATGGAGAAAAAATCCATTTACAGAACAGACGGAGAACATAACCTAGGTGCTGAAGCGATGGGAGGTTGGAATGAGTTACAACGCGCGCACTCTAGCTGTGCTGATCTTGGCTAGGCTGACTGGTTGGAAAGTTGCGCGTTGTTACAGTGTCTTCCGGAGCCTTGCGAGTTCCTGGACTACGTTGGGGCGCAGGTCAGACGGCAGGTCTGACAGGTCGCCGCGATAGATGAAATCCAGACCAACACCATAGATCGCAGAGATTCGTTCGCCTACCGCGATATCCAAGCCCATGGTTCCCTTTTCGACTTTGGTGAGGGAACTGCGGTCATACTCCAGCGAGTCTGCGAAGTCCGCTTTGGTCATCCCCAGCGCCTCTCGGACCGCTTCGATCCTTGGCCCGACCTTGGCGGGGGTGCTTTCACGACTGATCAGTGCGTTTAGGAGTTTGTTGGTCATTGGTGCACAATGGTGCCTGTGGAGATTTTCGCCATAGAAGAAATTTCCATGTTGACGAATGGAGATAATCTCCATTACCAACTTACAGCATGAGCAACTCGCCAAACACCGTCCGCGAACTGATCGCGCTCTGGCCGTCTCGCAAGGATCTTATGGAGGATCTTGAGCGGCAAGGGTTCGTCATGACCCTGGACCGCGTCCACAAGTGGGCGCAGCAGGGTTCGATTGCGGCAAGATACCACCAAGCAATCGTAAATGCTGCTTCGTGGCGACTTCTTCCGGTGACGGCGAGCGCCATCGCGATGCTTCATCACGCACCAGATCGCTCTGGTCATGATGGCTCCGTGAACTCCCAACCCGCCGCCACGGCGGCACAACCCCAAGAGCATCCTCATGTCCCTGATCTGCAAAGTTCCGGATCGGAAACGATCTGACCTGCCCGCGCGGCAAATGTCCTTCACGGCTCCTGTCGGCGGGCGCGGCCGCTCGGCGGCTGCCCGGCGCCGTGCGCATGTCCACGCGCAGCGCGATACCGACGATTTCCTGCGGCGCTGGTCGATGCTGATGATCGTCAGCTTCGCCACCGCCGAGGCCTGCGGCCAGCATTTCGGCGTGACCAAGCAGACCGGCTGCAACTGGCGCGAGGGCACGCATCGACCCTGCGGCGATGCGGTGGATTTCGCCATGCAGACGCTGCCCCGCTACGCCGAAATCATGTGGGGGCAGTGATGGAGATCGGGCTTTCAGGTTGCCCGGGGCGGGGGAGACAGCCGGGGCGCAGCACCTGGTCCACCCGTCACGATTCCGGCCGCCTCGGGCGGGACTAGACCGGGATCGTGGAACCTGCGGCTGGCCCGGCCGAGAGCCGTCTTGTGGCGGCGGGGCGAAAATACACTCCGGGATATCTGGCGCGGGTCCCGGCGTGTCGGGCGGGGCGGCATCCTCCTCTGGCCGCCCCGCCGATCATCGCGCCAAGAGGATTTGACCATGCGCGTTAGCCCCCCGGATCTGAAAAGCAATACCACGGCGCGGATCATGTCGATTGCGGCGATCCGAGCCAGGATGTCGATGCTGTCGGTGGCCTATTCGGCCCGGCTCGGCGCGGTGAACATGCATGATGTCCACTCGGCCGTGGACCGGATCACCTCGGTATTCGGCCGGGATCACGACCTGGCGCAGGAGATGCTGGGCTTCGTCGCGCGCCTGCCCGAGTTGCGCCGCCATGTGCCCGATCTGGCCGAGGCTGGCGATCGGCTGATCCGGGCGGTCGAGCGCACCACCTGGCCCGATGCCGATGGGAGGGCGGATATCCATGGCTGACCAGTTGCGCCTCTCGCTCGCCGATCATGCGATGATCCACGCCCTGGGCGTGCTGTCGCGGCCGCCGATCACGGATCGCAGCGATCTCGATCTGGTCGTCGGCATCCTGCGCGACCTGATGCCGGGCGTAACCCGCGAAAACCCGCAGCTGATGGGCCTGATCCAGACGGCCGATCAGTTTCTTTCCTGCCGCGTCTCGGTGCCGGGCTGCTATGGCGGCCTGCATGATCGGGCGCGCAAGGTCATGAACGAATGGGATCGCCGCCGGCTGGCCGATGCCTGGGACCGCGCGCGGGGCGCGAAATGAGAACGCACCGCCAGCGTCACCACAATGCCTATTGTGCTGGAGCACATCGCGGGATCGAGCGCGTCATCGAGCGATTGATGGCCATAACCCCGGCGGCCGCGCATGATGACCTTCAGCGCGTCGCGCGTGTCACCAAGGCCGAGGAGGAGTTTCGGAAGATCGTCCGCAAGCGCGAGGCCGCCAAGCCATGACGCGCGACGATCACCGCCTCGATGAAGCCAAGGCCATGCCCATCGCTGATGTCGTTGCGCGGCTGGAGCTATCCGGCCTGGTCCGCACCGGCGGCGAGCTGGTCGGGCCGTGTCCGCAATGTGGCGGCCGGGATCGCTTCGGCGTCAACCTGCAGACCGGACTGTTCCAGTGCCGCAAGGATTGCGGGCCGCATGCCAAGGGCGATCAGATCGCGCTGGTCCAGCATACGCTCGGCATGGATTTCCGGGCCGCGCTGGAATGGCTGTGCGGCCCGGCGCATGGCCTTTCCGATGCCGAGCGCGCCGAGCGGCGGCGCAAGGCCGAAGCGAATCGGCGCAAGCAGGACGATATTGCCCGCCGTGCGCGCGAGAAATCGATCCGGGCCGCGCACCAGATCTGGGCCAGTGCCCGCCCGGCCGAGGGCACCTTGGTGCGGGATTACCTGGCGCTGCGCGGCATTGATCCCGTCCTTTTTCGAGACATGCCCGACGCCCTGCGCTTTGAGCCCGAAGCTCGTTACACTGTTCCTGTCGAGGGCAAGGCCAATGAATGGCAGACCCTGCATGTCGGCCCGGCCATGGTCGCTGGTGTCCTGGATGCCCAGGGTTGGCTGACCGCGGTGCACCGCACCTGGCTCGACCTGTCGCATCCCAAGGGCAAGCTCGTGCTGCCCGATCCGCGCAAGCCGGGCCAGACGCTGCCGGCCAAGAAGGTGCTGGGCTCGAAGAAGGGCGGCGCGATCCGGTTCCTGACCCCGCAGGGCAGCGACACCATGGTCGTGGCCGAGGGGATCGAGACGACGCTGACCGCCCTGATCGCGGAGGCTATGCCCCGGCGCTGCGCCTATTGGTGTGGCGTTGACCTGGGCAACATGACCGGGCGCATGCGGCGCGGCCCAGGCCTGAAATATGCCGGCCTGCCCGACATGGACGATTCCGAGGCCTGGCTGCCGCCGGCCTGGGTCAAGACGCTGATCTTCGTCCAGGACGGGGACAGCGATCCGAAACTGACGCGCGCCAAGCTCCTAGCAGGTCTGCGGCGCGCCAAGATCAAGCGGCCGGGCCTGCGCGGCTACATCGTCCATGCGGGCGACGGCCGCGATCTCAACGACATTCTGATGGGACAGAGAGATGCTTGACGAGCAGGAGATTGTTGAAGCCGCGAACAGGTTCGAGGTGATGTTTCGGGGGATCGCGCGCCTTGAAGGTCTGTCGATTTCCGAGGCGCGCGGCCTGTTCATCGCGCTTTCGGACATCGTTGCGCAAATCGTCGTCAGCTACAGCGATGAGACCGACCCGTTCCTCGACCTGATCCGCTCGAAGATCGCGCAGTTGCGTGCGGTGGGTGACGCCCGGATCGATCCGGAGAGGTTGCAATGACCGATAGGAGCGATGACGACGCGCTCGGGCAGGTCCGGGCCGTGATGAGCAATGCCGAGGAGGTCGATCTGCCCGAGGGGATGGAGCCGGAGGCCTCTGCCGGTGACGGCGATAGCCAATCCCCTGGAACCCCTTCCGAGGGCCAGGCCGACGATCCGTTTTCGGACTGCGCGCAGTTTCCGCTCAACGACCATGGCAACGGTCAGCGCTATGCCCGCCATTACCGGGACGAACTGATCTATGTGCCCCGCTATGGCTGGCACGTCTGGACCGGCCAGCGATGGCAGAAAGACGAGGACGGCATCGAGGTTCGCCGCCGTGCCCAGATGCTTGGCGAGTTGATTTCGCGGGAAATCCCGCATCTTCGGCTCGAGGACTGGCAGATGCAGATCCTCGAGGACGGCGTGCAGTTGCGGCGACGCGAGCGTGAACTCGGACGCATCGTAAGCGCCGGAGGCGAGGAGGCGGAGGCCGCCCAGCAGGAGCTGGATAGCATGGCGCCCAAGCTTGCCCGTCTCTCGGGTGTCGAGAAGGTGCTGCTTTCGGTCCGCAAGGATCATCACGGCTGGGCGAAGACCTCGGGCAATACGACCCGGATCGACGCTTCGATCAAGGAGGCCGGTGTCGGCCTGGCCGTGTCGTTCGAGCGGCTGAACGCCGCCCCGCTCGATGTCTGTTGCGAGAATGGGGTCATGCGATTCTCGGTCATTCCGGGCGATCCGGAAAGTGGAATGAGCCCCATGGCCGACATGCAGTTTGTGCCGCATGCCCGGGATCAGCTGATCACCAAGATGATGCCGGTGCGATACGACCCGGACGCAAAGCGGCCGATCTTCGACAGGTTCATCACCCGCATCCTGCCCGATCCAGAGGTCAGGCGCTTCGTGCAGCGCTGGTTCGCCCTGAATACGACGGCGCTGACCGGCGAGCAGAAGCTGGTCTTCTTCTACGGGCTCGGCGCCAACGGCAAGTCCGTGCTGGTGGACCTGATCGCCCGCATGTTCGGCGACTATGCCGCAACGGCGCGGATCGAGACCCTGACCGGTTCGACCAAGAAGGACGGCTCGGCGGCGACCCCGGACCTCGTGCCGCTCATGCTCGCCCGCATGGTGCGCACGTCCGAGCCCGAAGAGGGCGAGAAGCTGCGCGAGGGCCTGATCAAGCAGCTGACCGGCGGCGAGCCGATCAATGTGCGGCCGAACTTCGGCGAGCAGATCGAGGTCACGCCCAAATTCAAGATCACCATCCAGGGCAACTATCGCCCCGAGGTGCGCGGCCGCGATGACGGGATCTGGCGCAGGCTGCTGATCGTGCCGTTCGACGTGACCATTCCGCCGAAGGAGCGGGACCCGGACCTGGGTGCCAAGCTCTGGGAAGAGCGATCCGGCATCCTCAACTGGCTGATCGAGGGCCTGATAGACTACCTCGAGGGCGGGCTGCAGGAGCCGCCGGCCGTTCTAAGCGCCACCAACGAGTATCGCGAGGAGAGCGACCCGCTCGGCTTCTTCCTTGAGACCTGTTGCGTTGTCTCGGGGCAGCCCGAGGACAGTGAGACGGCGAAGGACCTCGCGCTGGCGTTCCAGCTTTGGCAGGACGAGCAAGGTGGTAACGTCTGGCAGCAGGGCACGATCCAGCGCCAGATCAAGGACAAGATGCGCCGCTGGGTCAGTCCCAGCACCGGCAAGAAGTTCTCCGAGCGCAAGTCCAACGGCATCATGCGATATGACGGCATCCGGTTCTCGATGGAGTTCGGGCACCGCTTCAGGACCGCGCCGCGCGACGCGAACGGCCGCCCCATCGCTGGTCGCAGCGGAGGCCAAGATGGCAACCTGTGATCCCCGCACCCCTGTCGATGAAGGCAGGAGGGAGGAATTTGCCTCCCTACAGGGAGGAAAGGGAGGGTCTGCCTCCCCGGGTTTTCTGGCGACATTACAAGGGGTTCGGGGCGTCAGGGAGGATAGGGAGGCAAATTCCCGCATACGCGTATGCGCGAGAAGGGAAGGGGTATGGGGTGATGAAGGCCCCATATGCGTGGACCCGGTTTTGCCTCCCTATCCTCCCTGACGGCATCAACTGCTTGTAATCTAAAGATAATCGTCTCCAAATTACCTCCCTCAATCATCCCTCAAGATAATCCGATCCTCCCTATCCTCCCTGAAGAAACAGCGACCGAAACAATAGGCAGTATGATGAGCAAGAGGGACCACAATATGTTGAGAGCGGCGCAGAAGGCCGAAGCCGGGAAGTCGCTGATCATGGCCGCAAGGGAGGCTCGGGATGCCCGGAAAGCCGAGGAAGCCGCCCGGCTCGCCGCCATCCGGGACGCCAGCGCGATCCCCGACCAATGCGGCCCGGATACGATTGCCGCCCCGGCGCGCGGCCCGTTCGTCGTTGAACGTCAGCTGACCATGGTGCCGAACGGCGTCGATGATCGCGGCCTGGAGAAATGGGCGGCGGCGCCGACAGGATACGGGCATCGCGCCAGTGTCCGCGCCGCCGACGTGTTCGACCGGATGATCGCCTCGGCCCGGCGCCGCAAGAAGCCGTGCCCCCTGACGCCGGGCCAGATCGCGATGGGCCGCCGCTATGCGGCGCTGGTCGAACTGGCAGCGGCCGATGGCACCAAGGTCTCGCGGCTCGATGCGTCGCGTGGCGGTGGCGACAGCATGGGCTGGATGGACCGGCATCTCGATATCGCCCAGGAGCTGACGATCCTGCGCAACCGGATCGGCTGCAGCGCATCAATGACCATGCGCCGCATCCGGCCGTCCAATCGGGGCGCGACGCAGCGCGGCCCGATTATGGATCGGGTGCTGGTGGACATGGTCTGCATCAAGGGCTGCACGCTGGACGATGTGCTGGTGAGCCATGGGTGGGCGGTCAAAGGGGCGCACAGGAAAGCCATCACAGAGGCTCTGTGCGCCGCGCTGGACCGCATGATCGGGTATCGGGGCAAAAAAACTTCTTGACGGCTTAAGTCCGTCTGTGAGACAGAATTGCATAGTATCACGAATTGCGCCCGCAGGGATCATGTCCCGAGCGGGCGTTGTCATTTCCGGGGTATCGATGGGCAGGCTCAAGCAACTCGCACCGCGCGTTGGCTCGTTGTCGGCGCGCGTAACGTCCATCGGTGCCGGGCCGGATCGGCTCAAGCGCCGGGACCAGATAGTGCCATGGCGCAAGTGGTATAAGACGGCAGAGTGGCAGCGGCTCCGTTGGGATTGCCTTGCGTCTGCGCTGTTCACCTGTGCCCGCTGTGGCGTCATTGGTCAAAGCCGCGAACTGGTGGCCGACCATATCCGTCCGCATCGCGGCGACCGTGATCTGTTCTTCGATCCGGGCAATCTGCAATGCCTTTGCGCGACCTGCCACAATCGGGACAAGCAGGCAGAGGAGCGCGCAGGTGCCGCCAATCATAGCGCCACCAACGGCGATGTCGGTCGGGGTTAGGCAGCCGGCCAACGGGCAGGCACCGTCGAAGCCATGCCCGTGGTGCGGATCGGCGGTGACGGGGCCGAGGTGCCAAGGATGCGGAGGCCCGACCGCTGCGTGACCGCGCGGATCACCGCGCCGACCTCGAAATCAGCCCGATCCGGTCGAAAATGCCTCGAAATCGGGCAGATCGACCCCTCGGACCCCCAAAGGAGGGGGTGGGTCGAAAGTCAGGGGGCCAATCCGGCCCGGACCCGCGCCCCCCTCATCTGGAGATTTTTTTCTGATGGAAGAGGTTTTCGACCTGTTCGGAAACCCCGTTGAAGCGGGGTCCGGCAAGCCCGGCCGTCCCCGCAAGGTGGCGACGCCGGAAGATCGCAATAAAGTCAAGATGTTGCTTGCGGTCGGCTGGTCCAATGAACGGATCGCGGCCGTGCTGCGCATGTCGCTGCCGACTTTTCGGCGGAATTTTTTTCAGGAGCTGAAGATTCGCCCGGTGGCGCGCGACATGCTCGACGCGCGCCGGCTGGAGCTGGCGCTTGCCGCCGCCCAGTCCGGCAATGTCGGCGCGATGCGCCAGGTGGATCGGCTGCTGGATCGGTTCGACCAGATGGAGGCGGAACGCGCCTATGCGTCGCGGCCTAAGGATCAGCCCGAGCCCAAGGAAAAGCTGGGCAAGAAGGTGCTCGACGAGGTGCTGGCGCTCGATGCCGACGCCGCGCTGATGAAAGAGCTGGACCTGGAGACCAAGGGCGGCGGGGGCAATGTCCGCCATTGAGGCTCTGCCGCGCTTCGCTTGCCCGGATTGGTGGGAAAAGCTTCAGGCCGGCGAGGTGCCGATCGCCGATGTGCCGGTCAACGAAGCGAAGGCGGCACGGGTGCTGGCGTTCTTCAACCGGTTGCGACTGCCGGACGTGCCAGGCAATCCGCCGATGTCGGAGGCCTGCGGCGACTGGTTCAAGACCATCCTGGTGGTGTTCTTCGCCAGCGAGGATCCGGAGACCCATCGCGAGTTGGTCTGGGAACTGCTCTGCATGGTTCCGAAGAAGAACTCGAAATCCACCTATGTGGCGGCGCTCGGCCTGACGGCGCTCTACATGGAGGAGGCGCCGAACCGGCAGATGCTGCTGGTGGGGCCGAGCCAGAACATCTCAGAGCGTTGCTTCGACCAGGCGCAGGGGATGATCAACCTGGACGACAAGCTGAAGCTGATCTTCAAGGTCCAGGAGCACCTGAAGACGGTGACCCGGCGCAAGACCGGCTCGAAGCTGGAGGTGAAGACCTTCGACACCTCCATCGTCACTGGGGAAATCCCGGTGCTCACCATCATCGACGAGCTGCACGAGCTGGGCAAGAAGGCGAAGGCGGCGAAGGTGATGCAGCAGATCCGCGGCGGCGGCATCACCAAGGTGCGCGGCAAGGTCTTGATGATCACCACCCAGTCGGACGAGATGCCGACGGGGATCTGGAAGTCGGAACTGAAGAAGGCACGGGCCATCCGCGACGGCAAGGCCGGACCGGCGCCGATCATGCTGCCGGTGCTTTACGAGTTCCCCGAGGAATTCCAGCGCAACGAGAAATACTGGCGCGACCGGGACAACTGGCATCTGGTCCTGCCGAATCTCGGCCTGTCGATCGACGAACAGGCGCTCGAGGACGATTACGAGAACAACGGCAAGGTCTCGAAGGAGGCCGAGCAGATCTGGGCCAGCCAGCATCTCAACATCGAGATCGGGGTCGGTCTCGGCGGCGATGCCTGGTCTGGCGCGGTGCATTGGGAACCGGCCGCAGCAGGTTGGATCACCCTCGACCGGCTGCTGGGCGAAAGCGAGGTCTGCACCATCGGCGTGGACTGGGGTGGAGCCGACGACCTCGCGGCGCTCGCGGTGCTGGGCCGGCGGGCGCGAGACAAGGTCTGGCTGCTCTGGGTTCGCGCCTGGGCACGCGAGACGGTGTTCAAGTCCAGGCCGCAGATCGCCGACGCGTTGCGCGGGTTTGAGGAAGACGGCGACCTGCGCGTCGTGTCCTCGCCCGAGCTGCAGGCCGCCGAGGCTGCCGAGATCTGCGACCGGGTGCGGTTGGCCGGGCGGCTGCCCGAGGCCGGCGGCATAGGCCTCGACGCGGCAGGGATCGCGCTTCTGCTCGATGCGCTGGAGGAGATGGGCATGGTCTCGCCCCTGGTGCAGGCGGTGCAGCAGGGCTGGAAGCTCCAGACCGCGATTTCGACGGTGCCGCTGAAGCTGGAGTCGCGGCGCATGCTGCACGCCGACCAGCCGATCATGAACTGGGCGGTCGGCAACGCCAAACAGGAACTCAAGGGGAGCAACTACATGGTGACGAAGCAAGCTTCCGGCGCTGCCAAGATCGATCCCCTGATGGCGGCGTTCGATGCGGCGATGCTGATGTTCAACAACCCGCAGGCCGCACCGCCGATCGGCGACTTCCTGGCCAACCCGATCATGGTGATCTGAGATGGACCTGCCGCGGGGCATCGTCGATCGCTTCGGCAGGCCGATGGCGGCGCTGTCCGATCTGACCAAGGAACAGCGCCTCACCCTGCAAGGCGGCGACCTCGGCTATTACGTCGCCAGCAATGCCTCGGGCAAGGTGGTGACGCTGTCGGCAGCGCTGACCATCTCGGCGGTTTGGGCCTGCATCGTTCGCAGCGCCCAGGCGATGGCCTCGCTGCCGCTGGACCTTTATCGCAAGACCGCTGGCGGCCGGCAGCGGCAGGACGGGGCGCTGGCCGACCTGATCAGCCTGTCGCCGAATGCCGACCAGACGCCGGTCGAGTTCTGGGAGGGCATGTTCTCCTGGATGCTGGCCACCGGCAACGCCTATGCCGAGATCGACCGGGTCAACGGCCGGCCATCCTCGCTGATGCCGCTGCCCGCCACCCATGTCCGGCCGTTCCGCAACAAGGTGAGCGGCGAGTTGTTCTACGAGGTGCGCGAGCCCGGCACGTCGCGCCCGCGCGTCATCGGCCGCGAAGACATGTTCCATCTGCGGGGCTGGGGCTTCGGCGGAGATGAGGGCATGTCGCCGATCCGCTGGGGCACGCAATCGCTTGGCGCTGCCATGGCGGCCGACGAGGCATCGGCCAAGATGTTCGGCTCGGGCATGCAGGCCTCGGGCGTGCTGAAGACCAACCAGCGCATCTCGCCCGAACAGCGCCCGCAGTTGCAGGCGATGATGAGCGAATACGCCGGCTCGACGAAGGCCGGCAAGCTGATGATCCTCGAGGCGGGGATGGAGTTCGAGCAGCTGACGCTGAACCCGGACGATGCCCAAATGCTGGAGACGCGGCGCTTCTCGATCGAGGAGGTTTGCCGCTGGTTCGGGGTTCCCCCCATCGTCATCGGTCATTCGGCCGCGGGGCAGACCATGTGGGGGACCGGGGTCGAGCAGATCTTCCTGTCCTGGATGCAGCTCGGCATCAACCCGGTGCTGAAGAAGGTCGAACAGCGGATTCGCAAGCAGCTGATCCCGCTGCGCGAGCAGCGCGACACCTACGCCGAGTTCAACCGCGAGGCCATGCTCCAGATGGACAGCAAGGCGAAGGCGGAATTCATCCGCGCGATGGTGACGATGGGCGTCATGAAGCCGGACGAGGCGCGCGACAAGCTCAATATCGAGCGCGAGGGCGGCGCTGCCGATCTGCTGTGGATGCAGGGCGCCATGAAGCCCATGGACATGATTCTCAAGGGGAAGTGACGATGGCCAAGAACCACATGCCGGTCGCGCATTTCGGTGTGCGGCCCGACGACGTGCGCGCCGAATGCGCCCCGCCCAAGGCTTTCGAGAAGTGGCAGCCCGAACTGCGCGCCCGCGCCGAGGCGGTGGGCGATGATAGCGGCCCCTTCGCCATCGACGTGATGGATGTGATCGGCGACACCTGGGACGGCTACGGCGTGACCGGGCGCAAGGTGGGGGCGCTGCTGCGCGCTGCCGGCGAGCGCGAGGTGGTGGTCAACATCAACAGCCCGGGCGGCGACGTGTTCGAGGGGCTGGCGATCTACAACATGCTGCGCGGGCACAAGGCGGACGTGACGGTGCGCATCGTCGGTCTTGCCGCCTCTGCCGCCTCGGTGATCGCCATGGCCGGGGACCGCGTGGAAATCGCCCGGGCCGGCTTCCTGATGATCCACAACACCTGGGTCTATGCCATCGGTGACCGGCACGACCTCGCCACGGTTGCCGGCCAGCTCGGCGCCTTCGACGAGGTGATGGCCGAACTCTATTCGCTGCGCACCAAGATCGATGCCGGCCAGATCGGTCAGATGATGGATCGCGAGACCTGGATCTCCGGCCGCGCGGCCATAGACCAGGGTTTCGCCGACGATCTTCTGGCCGCGGATGCCATCGAGGTTTCCGAAAAGGCCAAGGCTCAGGCGCCGCAGACCAAAACCATCGCGCGCATCGAGGCGGCACTCTCCCGGGACGGGATGACCCGGTCTGAACGCCGCGCCGCGATCAAGGCTCTTACCAGCAAGCCGAGCGCTGCTGACGACGACATGCCGCGCGCTGTCGAGACCATGGCCAGCCTGACCGGGTGGGCCAAATCCCTAACGGCCAAGATGGAGAACTGACATGGCCTTTGACATGGAACAGGCGTTCGGCGAGTTCAAAGCCGAATTCGACAAGGTTACCGGCAATATCAACAAGAGCGCCCAGGCCGCGCTGGACGAGGCCAAGCGTCTCGGCGGCCTGACCGAAGAGACCAAGGCGAATGTCGATAAGGCACTTGCCGAGCAGGGCGAGCTGAAGGCGCGCATCGACGAGATGGAGGCTTCCGCCCGTGATCTCGCGCAGCGCTTCGCCAGCGGCCGCCGCAGCGGTGCCGGCGGCGCCAAGTCTCTGGGCCAGTTGGTGGTGGCCGAGGCCGAGGAGAAGATCAAGGCCGCGGCCAAGGGCGGCGTGAACGGCGACGTGTCGTTGGGCTTCTTCAACGCCATCACCTCGCTGCCTGGCTCTGCCGGCGAGCTGCTGCCCGAACGCCGCGAGCCCGAGATCATCGCCGAGCCCGACAAGAAGCTGGTGGTGAAAGACCTGATCACGGTGGGCGAGACGGGCCAGCCGCTGATCAAGTATTTCCGCGAGGTCTCGCGCACGGGCGCCGCCGGCATCGTGCCGGATGACGGCACCACGGTGAAGCCGCTGATCGACAAGACCTGGACCTCGGAATCGGCCGAGGTGAAGACCATCGCCGGCCGGATGGAAATCCACAAGCACATGCTGGACGACATCCCGGCGCTGCGGACCGATATCGACACCACGCTGACCTATGAGGTCAACAAGGTCGAGAACGCGCAGATCCTGGCGGGCGACGGCACTGGAGAGAACTTCTCGGGCCTGATCACCAATGCCACGGCCTATGGCCAGACCGCCCGCGAGCCCTCTGGCGCGACAATCCTCGACCGGTTGCGCCTTGCCATGCTGCAGGTGTCGGCGGCGGGCTATGTCGTCGATGCACATGTCCTGAATATCTGGGACTGGGCCGCGGCCGAGATGCTGAAGGACACGACCGGGCGCTACATCTTCGGCAACCCCTTCATGGAGACGCCGACGCCGCGCCTCTGGGGTCGTCGGGTGGTCGATACCGAGGACATGCCGGAAGGCGATTTCCTGACCGGAGCCTTCAAGCTGGCCGCCACCTACTACCAGCGCCAGGACATCGAGATCCTGCTGTCGTCGGAGAACCGCGACAACTTCGACAAGAACATGCTGACCGTGCGCGGTGAGAAGCGCGGCGTCGTGGTGGTCAAGCGCCCGCTGGCGCTCTGCTACTACACCGCCCCGGGCGGCTGATCATGGTTGCGGGCGCGGCATCGTCTGCGCCCGCCGCAACTCCCTTCACGAAAGGAATACGGACATGCCGAAGTTGAAAGCGCTCCGCGGCTCGATCGGCGCCTATGGCCGGGTCAAGGCCGGCGGCATCGTCGAGGTTGACGACGATGCGGCGAAAAAGCTGCTGGCCACCAAGCGTTTCGTCCCGGCCCGCGCCGAGGATATTGCGGCCGCCACCAAGGCGCAGGAGGAATACCTGAAGGTCGAGACGGTCGGCGTCACGCCGGGTTTCGCGCCCTTGCCCGAGGCGCCCCAGCCAATCGAAAGCGCTACGGCCGGTCTCGAGCTCGATGCGCGGGAGAAGCTGCTCGAGGAACGTGCCACGCAGCTCGAGGCGGATGCCAAGCGCCTGCACGATCTGGAAGCCTCTTTGAAACAGCGTCAGGCCGAACTCGATGCGCGGGAGAAGGCGAATGCCGATCTGGATCAGACGACGGTGGCTTCCGCCGCTGCTGCCGAGGATGCGGCGACCGAGGCCAAGGACGCCCCGAAGGGCAAGGGCTCGAAATGATCGTTGCTCTGCCCGATCTGAAGCTGCACCTACGGGTCGATCCAGCGGATACCGAGGAGGATTCGATCATCGCTGCGTTCGGCCGGGCTGCCGAACTTCAGGTGCGGAACTGGATCGGGCGGCCCATTTATGCCTCGGCGGTCGATTTGCCGGCGCCGGGCGCGCCGGGCTATGATCGCTATCAGATCGTCGCGGACGAGGCGATCACGGTGGCCGTCAAGATGCTGGCTGAGCGAATGTACGAGGATCGCGGCGGCGAGGGCGGCACCTCGGATGATGCCGTGCCGCCGGTGACCGTTCGCGCGTTGCTTTCCGGGTATCGGGTGTTTCACCCGGTGCCGGAGCCGCAGGTCGGCACCCCATGATCCGCGCGGGTGCTCTGACCAAGCGGGCCGCGTTCAGCGCGCCGTTCAAGGAGACCGACGCCAACGGCAAGCGCATCCAGCGCTATGATCATCAGTTCACGATCTGGGCGACCGTCCGGCATTTGCGGGGCGGAGAGAGCGTCATGCAGGCGCGGCTGGTCTCGAAAAGCCCAGCCATCGTTACCGTGCGGGCCTTTGCCGGATCACGGCGGATCACGTCGGAATGGCGGGTCGTCATCGACGGCCGGACTTATGACGTGAAGGAAGATCCGCGGGAAACGCAGGATCGGGCTTTCCTCGAAATGCTGGCGGAGTGCGTCGGATGATCGATATCGAGCCATTGATCCAGGCGATCCGCGCCCGGCTGATCGTCCAGGTGCCAGCCTTGGGAGGTCGCGTTTTCGATCGCGCCACCGAGGGCGATGAGACGCCCTATGCCGCTTTCGACACCTTCTATGGCGTGGCGGCGGATGCGGAATGCATCGAGGCCGAGGACTGGACCGTCCAGATCGGCATCTATCACAGCATGACCAGCAAGGCCGAGGTCGGGAAGATCGTTGGCCAGGTGAAAGCCGCCCTGCATGGCTGGGCCGACACCGATGCGCTGACCATGCACCCGCTGCGCGTGACGCTGGTTCGCGTCATGGACGATCCCGACGGCGTGTCGGTGCATGGCGTGGTGCAGGTCGAGGCGATGGTAGAAAGCGATGGTTAACGGCATTCCCGAAGTTCAGGCTATGTTCAGGCGCAAGGCTGCAAAGGTGGCGGCGGCGGCCAAGGCCCAAGCCCGCGTCGGCGGTGAGCAGGTGGCTTCTGCCATGCGATACCTGGCGCCGCGTGAGGATGGCGCGCTGATCCGGTCCATTCGCGTTGAGGATGCCAGTTCAGTTACGACCAGTCGCGGCGAAAGAGGTTTTCTGGGCGTGGTGGTTAAGGCGGGGGACGAGACGACTATCGTCACGAATGAAAGCGGCGGTCGGTTCCAGAACGCGAAATTGCAAGAACACGGCACCAAGAACATGCCAGCCAGCCCGTATTTCAATCCGGCTTGGCGAGCGAACCGGACCCGTGTCCGTTCGGCAATCACCCGGGCCGTTCGCAAAGCATGGGTCAGCGGTTAACCAGATCCCGGCATTTTTTCACTTCGGCGAGCATGTCGCCGCCTTTGGCGCGTTGGACAAAAGCGATGATGCTGCCGTTGTCATAGGCGTCCAGATCGGCTCGGCATGCGTCAGCCTCGGCTTTGCGCCGGGCTTCATTCTTCCGCTCAAGGGCAGAGAACATCGCTTCGACTTTGGCCGTCTCGGCATCGGCCTGCTTCTTTCGATCTATTAGCCAGATTGATCCAGCGGCAATGATTACGACGCAGGCAGCGGCAATCAGAATTTGAACGGACTTATGCAAGGCATCCTCCATGGGTGCCGCAGGATACCGCGATGCCGAAACAAAGAAAATGGCGCGTCCTTCGGGACTTCGAGTGGATGCCAAAATCCAACGTCATCATGACGTTTCGTGCCGGTGAGGTTCATGCTGGTCTGACGCGATCCTGCCGCGAGAGGGCGGGCGACCGCATCGAGGAAATCCGGGATTGATCCCGGCCGCCCATCACGCGCCCGTGGGCAGGGCAATCATCAAATGGAGCCTATCATGGCAAAACCAACGACTTATGTTGGCAGCACGGTTGCAATCTTCCTTGAGAGCGCAACTGTTCCCGGCACCTATCTGCGCCCCTGCGGCCTGACCAATCACACGGTTTCGTTCACGAAGAACACGACCGAGGTCAACGTGCCCGATTGTGATGATCCCGAACTGCCGTCCTGGATCGAACGCGGCGTCGAAAGTCTCGATTTCAGCGGCAACGGTTCGGGCATTCTCGCTGCGGAGGCGGTGGACGAATGGTGGACAGCGTTCAACACGGCCGAGAGCGTCAACGCCCGCATCTACATCGGCAAACCTGACGACGCGACCAATGGCCGCTACTGGCAGGGCAAGGTTCATGTGACCGGGTTCGAAGTGACCGGAGAGCGTGGCAACAAGGCGCAGACCACGGTTTCCGTCGTCTCTGACGGCGAACTGACCTTCCATGAGGCAGGGGCTTCCTGATGGCAGAGCCGTTCGTGGCGAACTGGTCAAGCGGGGAGGACGAATTCCTTCTCCGCATCGGCGAGCTTGAGGCATTGGACGATCTGACCGAGGCCGGGGCGCTGGACCTGCGCTATCGGCTGTCGCAGGGAGTTCAGCGCGGCAGCTTGGCCTATTCCCCGGTCAAGGTTCGCGAGGTGATGGCGTGCTTGCGCCTCGGCCTGATCGGCGCGGGCATGGACCGGCAGAAAGCCGACCGGAAGATCAAGCAGGCCGTCGAGGACTCGGATATTTCGGAACTCAACCTGCTGGCGTTCACGATCCTTTCACGTGCTTTCGCCGGTAAGGAGCACGACCCGGTGGGGGAGGGCGAGGCGGGGGCGGCGATGGAAGAATCCGCTTCTCCCGCATCTACGGCACCGGCGCCGCGCTCAACTTCACGCCGTCCCAAGTCAAGGAAATGACCTTCTGGGAGTTCTCGGCTTGCGTGGATGGCTGGAACCGGGCGCAGGGCAGCGGACATACCCACAGCGGAGATCCGCTGACCGACGATGAATACGACGCGCTCTGCGCTCTAGGTGAGAGGTGGAACGATGGCAGAAGCTGAGGCGGGTCTTGAACTTCCTATCGGGTTGACCGAACAGAAGTTCTTGCAGCAACTGGCCCGGATCGAGGCGCGCGCGATCAAGTCGGCAAAGACCGCAGAGCAAGCGTTTGTGAAATCCAACTCGGGCATCGCCAGATCGACCTCTGGAATGTCGAATCAGGTCCGAGGTCAGTTGCAGAACGTCTCGTTCCAGCTGCAAGACGTGATCGTGCAAATCCAGGGCGGCACGTCAGCATCCCGCGCGCTGGCCCAGCAGATGCCGCAGCTTCTCGGCGGCTTCGGTGCGCTTGGAGCGGCTCTTGGCTTGGTGGCCGGCTTGGGCATCCCATTCGTCGCCTCGCTGATCAACATGGAGGAAGAAGCCGTCGATCTGGACAAGGCCGTCAAGGGGCTGGTCGAGGGCTTGGAAATACTTCGAGAGGCCCAGCAAAACGCGGCCATGCCAATAGATCAGCTGATCGAAAAGTATGGCGCCCTCGCGGATGAGATGGGGCGCGTGTTCCAGAACCAGCTGGCGATTGCTCGGCAGGAGCTGGAGGCTATGGGCGCCTCGATTGAGAAGGCTATCGGCGCCACGGCTGACCTCACTGACATGGTGACCCGGTTTGATAGCCTGAAACAGGCGGTTGATGCCGGGGTCATCAGCCACGATGAATATATCCGCCTGTTGCGTGATCTTGAGCAGCAATTCGGGTTCACGGCAGCGCAGGCCCTGCAATACCAGAACCTGATGGATGGGGTTTCCAGCGCGCAGGGGCCGGAGCAGCAGGCGCAGGCCTGGCTGGCAGTGCATGACTGGCTGGAGGCTAACCGCGCATCCCTGCTCGAGCAGGGCGTGGCGGTTGACGACTTGATCCGACAGACGAACGACCTGGCAGCTGGTTATGGTGACGCGCACAAGGCCGCCGCTGATGCCACGGGCGCGGCAGAGGCTGGCGCGGTTGCAACCGATACATGGGCGGCAGCGGCGGCGAACCTTGCAGCGAATATGGACGGTGCGGCGGCTGCGGCTGGCCGGGCGGCGGCGGCGGTCGGGGCAGCGATTGCGGCGCAAAACAAAGCGGCCGGGCTTGGTGGCGTCGGCGCGCTGGACCCGTTCTCTGCGTCGTCGGGGCGGGTGCTGACGGCGACTGCTGGCGGCATGAACATTCCGCAGCAGACGGATTTTGACCGTCAATGGCAGGCACAGGTAAAAGCCCAGGAAGAAGCCGCTAAGGCCGCAGAGCGGGCAGCGGCCCGGCGCAGTGGCGGCGGTCGCAAGCGCGGAGGCGGTGGCCGCGGCAAAGAGCCGGTCGATATCTTCGAATCGGCGGCCCGCGACATTCAGCAGCTTGAGCGCCAGATCGAACTGCTGGGCAAATCCAATCGGGAGGTCGCGACGGCCGAGGCCCGCTGGGCGATGCTGGACGCCGCGAAGAAAGCGGGCATCCCGGTCAACGACGAGATGAACGCGCGCATCGAGGCGCAGGCGGCGCAGGTCGGGCATCTGACGGCCGAGCTAGAAAAGGCGGAGCTTGCGCAGGAACAGTTCGACCAGGCCGTTGACGGCATCGCCGACGCCTTCGCAGGCGCGCTGGTGGCTGGCGAAAGCCTTCGCGACGGTCTGGCGCAGGTTTTCAAGCAGATCGCGGCGGACATCATCAACAGCGGCATCCGCAATGCGCTGATGGGGCAGTTCGGCGGCGGTGGTGGGTTTTGGGGCGGTCTTGTCCAGTCCTTTTTCGGCGGCGGGCAGCAGGTCGTCGGCAGCGATGCGCTTTCCAGCGCGCTACGCGGCATCAGCGGCTTCCGCGCCAATGGCGGCGGCGTTCAGGCTGGCAGCGTCTATGGCGTAGGCGAGAAGGGCCCGGAGCTGTTCGTGCCGTCGGTCAACGGCGCTGTTCTGAACGTCGCGCAGGCGCAGGCGGCGTTGCGGGGCGCTACGAAAGGGGGGGGATCAGTCAACGCCACCTTCGCTCCGAACATCAGCATCGCGCCCGGTGTGACGCAGGCCGAGCTGGCGACGACCATGGCCGCAGCCCGGCAGGAATACGAGAGGAATTTCCTGCCCATGCTGCAAAAGCACATGCCCAGCTATAACGAACGGTATACCTGATGCCCGAAGTGATCGCCTGGCCGTGCAGCCTGACCCGGCCGATGGATGTCAGCTATTTCATCCAGTGGACCTCGCGCGACGCCGGCGCCAATCTCGCGGGCGTCGCGCAGGTTCTCGCGCCGAGCATGGGCGCCTGGCGGGTGGATATCACGATCCCGCGGGATTTCGACGGGACCAGGGTCAAGGAGCTGGAGGCCTTGGTCTCGGAAATGCGCGGCCGCTACAACGTGGCGAACCTCTGCATCTGCGATCCCTACAAATATGGCCCGCGCGTGAGCCCCGTGCAGACCCCGTTCAGCGATGGAACATGGTTCAGCGACGGAACCGGCTTCACCGACCCGGCAGCGGGCACGCAACCGCTGCTGACCTCGGCTGTGGTCGCGGCCGGGGACAATGAGCTTTATGTGGACCTGACCAACCCGGTGCGGCCCTCCCTGCGCATCGGCGACATGTTCTCGGTCAATGGCTTCCTCTACCGGGTTGTGCGACGCAATTCTGCCGGATGGGTAAAGTTCGAGCCGTCCGCCCGGCGCCCCATTGCTGCGGGAACCGCCCTGACCACCAATCCGCCGCGCTTCTTCGGCCGCTTTGTCGACGACATGCAGGGCCAGCGCACCCGTGAGATGCTCAAATGGGGCCAGAGCATCACCATTTCCTTCATCGAGGCGTTCGACAGATGAGCCCAGAGCTTGCCGCTTTCCTCGAAAGCGACCCCGAGGTGGTGCCGCTGGTCCGACTGTTCCATCTCAATTTCGGGTCGGTGCAGTATTACCTTAACGAAACCGAGGTGCCGCTGACCTTTGCCGGCCAGATCTGGCAGCCCTCGATGGGCTGGATCGGCGCCGACCCGCTCAGCCTGTCGGCCAATCCATTCGACGCCAACCCGGCCTATTACACGGTCTGGAACGTGGGAAACAAGGAAGGCGCTGACCTGGCCTATGAGGCGCTGAACAACCCGGCCTCATGGTCGGACAAGCTGGTGCGCCAGCTCTGGGCGGTGCGGGGTTTCCCTGACGATGCCATCGTGATGCATGTCGGCCGGATCGTCGATGTGAAGCCGCGCGAGAATGTCGGCCTGGCCGAAATCCGCATCCGTGCCGAGACCATCGCCGCCACCCGGAATTACACGCCCCTCGGCGAATATACCGACCGCGACCAGCAGCGCCGCCACCCTGGCGACCTCGGTTGCCAGTATGCGGCTTCTCTGGTCGGCAAGAAGATCAAGGGATGGCTGATCGGCTAGCGGCCTTTGTCGGGGCCACCGCCGCGCGGCCCTGGGACTGGGCCGCCGAGAACTGCACCTTCTGGGTCGCGGATTGGGGGCTGGTGCGCTGGGGCGTGGATTTCGCCGCCCGGTATCGCGGCAGGTGCCGCAGCGAGGAGGATGCCGACGCGCTGGTGGGTGGTGATCTGGTCGCGCTGGTCAGCCCGGAAATCCCGCTGCCGCGCAAGGATGCCCCGGCCGAGGGCGATATCGGCGTCATCGAATTCCGGGGCCGTCAGGTCTCTGCCATCTGGTCCGGCAGCCATTGGCTGATCAGGACGCCCCGCGGCGTTGCCATGGTGCGCGCCAGGGCAATCGCAATCTGGGGTGATTGAATGCCAGCAGTAGGAGGATGGCTCGCTGCCGTCTGGACGGGAGCCAGCGCGGCCGGCGCCGTGGGTGCGGCCCTGCTGAAGTTCGCGGTTGGCGTCGCGATCAACATGGCCGTCGCCAAGATCATGGCTCCGAAAGGGCCTCGACCGCAAGAGTTGCAAACCGAGTTGCGGTCCAGCAATGCGCAGCGCATCCGGCATCTCGGCCGCGTCCGGTCCAGCGGCGCGGTCATGTTCTGGGACTGGGCCTATGTCGGCGGTGAACGCCGCCTGTTCAAGCTGCTCGCGGTAGCCCAAGGCGGGATGAGCAATGTCCAGCAATGGTATCTGGACGGCGAGCCCGTCGAGGTCGATGCCAACGGCTATGTCACCACGGCACCGTGGAACAAGGGCAATATCCGTCTCCGCTGGCGGAAAGGCATCCAGGGCGATCAATGGGACGGCGGCGACTATGCCGACCTTCGCGCAGCCTTCCCCTCGCAATGGACCGAGGCGCATCGCCTGCGCGGCGTCGGCACGATCCTGGCCACCTTCGATGCGGTGGGCGGCGAGGATATCGCCGAGGTTTATTCCGGCGGCGAGCCAGAGGTCTCGGCGCTGATCGATGGGGCAGGTGCCTATTGGGTTCTGGATGGCTCGACCGTCAATGGCCGCAATCCAGCAGTGCACCTGTCCGATATCCTGACCAACCCGGTCTATGGCGCTTTGGCTCCAGCCGACATCGATGTGAGTCTGCTCGCCATCGCCCGAACCGATTGCAGTGCCTTGGTCCCGACGGATGGCGGCACGCGCAGCCGCTACCAGTCCGGCATCAGCTACGCGCTGTCCGATCCGATCAAGGATACGGCGCAGAAGCTCCTGGATGCCATGGGCGGCCGGGCTTGGATCACGCCGGAAGGCAAGCTCGCCGTCGAAGCGGGCGTCTGGCGGGCGCCGAGCATCACCATCGAGGAGCGCCATATAGTCGAAATGGAATATGGAGCCGGGACCGAGCGCATCAACCGGGTGACGACCCTGGTGCCGACCTATGTCGCGCCGCAGGTGCGGTGGCGGGAAACCTCGGCCGATCCCGTCGACGATGCCGATGCGATCGCGCGTTGGGGCGAGGGACAGCCAAAAAGCGTGGATCTGCTGGCGGTGCAACATCACGGTCAGGCCGCTCATGTCTGCAAGCAAATGCTGGCACGGATGAACCCGGATCGTCGCATGTCCATCAAGTTGAGGGCTTTTGGCCTGCGGCTGATCGGAGAGCGCGTGGTGGCCGTCAACCTGCCGCGGCTGGGCCTGGCATCGGTGCCGTTCTGGATCGACGGCCTGGCCTTCGACGGGAGCAATATCACGGTCGATCTGATCGAGGCCGAGCCAGCGTCATTCGATTGGACGGCGAGCGAGGAGGGGGAACCGCCGGCCATCCTCACCGATATAGACCGGGGCGTCGCGACGCGAGATGTGGCGATTTCCGGCGTGACCCTGATTACCGACGACGGGCCGGTTTATATCCGGATCGAGGGAACGCTTGCGGCGCAACGCGGTGATCGGCTGATCGCGCAATATCGTCGGACGGGGAGCCTGGTGTCCTGGACCGACATGATCAGCGAGGGCACGTCCGGAAACGGGTTTTCGTTCAGGACGATGCCACTGGGCGACCTGTCCGAATACGATTTCCGGGTCTTCTTCGGCCGCTACAGCAACGGGTCCAGTGGCCGCGAGCTGCAGATGCTGTCCGTCCCGGTTGTCGTGACCGGGGTTGACGTCGTGGCCAACGGTAACCCGCCGGATGAGCCTGTCGTCATATCCGCCAGCGGCAGCGCGGGAGACAACCTGATCGTCACCTTCAGGGTAGACCTCGGCGCGAACTACCACCGCACCGGGCTTTATCGCGCCGCGTCCGGGGCGCCCTTCGGCTCCGCAACGCTGGTCAAATGGTCCTTCGACCAGTCTTCGCAGGTGACGATGACGGCCTCCATTCCGCCTTCCGGTGCGCGGTTCTGGCTGCGCTCCGAAAACCAATCCCAGGTCGCGTCCGACCCGGTCGAAGTCGGCAACTATCCCGCCTGATCAAGCGCAAATCCAGCAAACAGTAGCGGTCCTCTGGGGCCGCTTTTCCATGTGAGGCATGCATGTCATACGCGAGCGATGCGAACACGACCTATGTGAACGGCCAGCCCGTCGATAAGGCAGACGTTCGCAACCTATGGGCGTCTGTCGATGGGATCGTGGCCGCCAGCAACCTTGGCGACGTCCTTGCCCTGCAGACCGATACCGAGGCGAGCACGGCGCAGCTGGTGGTGGCGACCGTCCCGGCCGCGCAGGCCCACATCTCGCTCAATGCGGGTCAGCTGCTGCGCTTCCGCTGGCCGTTCTCCAACACCGAAGGCGACCCCGTTATCAGCATCGGCGGCACCCCTTACACGATTCGTCGCAGGAATGGCGGCGACCTCCAGCCCAGCGACCTGGTGGGCGGTTTCCGCTATACGGGCTACATCTACACCAACGATCCCGCGATCATCCGGCTGTCGGAATCGGTTGGTGCTTCCGACATCAACGGCCTGCGGGGCTCGCTGGAGGCTGGCTCGATCATCCCGCTGGTCAATATCGGCGGCACCGGCAATGCGATCACCGCCGACCTTGCGGCCCCAGCCGTCGCCGCCGGCGTCACGGTCACGGGCAGCCTGTCGGTTCGCTACATCCCTGCCGCGACCAATACCAACGATGCCGAAACGGACGTGACGCTGCATGTCGCTGGAGACGAGCCGCGGATCGTGCGCACCGCCGACGGCGCCCGCCTGCCCGCGGGCTTCTTCGTCGTGGGTCGCGCCTATACCATCGACCGCCGCGGGGCGATCTGGCGTGTGGCGACGGGCGACGCGACCCGCGCCGAACTGGCCGGCAAGGCCGACCTTCCGGGCGCCGGCAAGCAGTTCGCCAGCCGTGCCGCAGCCGTTTCCGCCGGTCAGGCCGCGCTGCCTTCGGCGTTGGGCCTGATCAGCACCCGCGAGGACAGCTACCTGGTGGTGCGCGGCGCCTCGGCGACGGCGGATGATCCGCTGTTCCCCGAGGCCGAATTCCCCTCCGGCCCGCGCTGGGGCGCCGTGCTGCGCATACCGGACCGGGCCCCTGTCGCCAGCCTGACCCGCGATTCCGGCATCATCCAGCTGGTGGATGTCGCGGGCACCCCGAACGACATCACGGCCAATATCGCGCTGTCCGCCGTCAACATGGGGGTCAGCGTCGGCACCCTGTCCACGGTCAAGTTCAGGGCGGTGGCGACCAATACCGGACCTGTCACGCTGCATGTCGCCGGCGACGAACCGCGCCCGCTGCTCAGCGCGGCGGGCGGCGCCCTCACGGCTGCGGACATCCGCAACAACTGGTCCTATGCCGCCCGCCGCAGCGGCCCCAACTGGGTGCTGGAATTTGGCGGATCGTCGGTGCGCGATATCCGCACCGCTGCCCACAGGGCAGGGGCGATCCGTCTGGGGTCGGTGTCGGGTGCGGATCAGATCACGGCACAGGTCGACAGCGCCCTGGCCGCGCTTGGCCTGACGGTCGAGCCGTTCGACGAGGTGGTGCTCACGGCTGTCGGGACCAATACCGGGCCGGTCACCCTTTCCATCGACGGCGGCCCCGCACGGCCGGTGCGCGACCAGGTGGGGGATGAGCTGCAAGCCCAGGCGCTGCGGCTGGGGCGGCCGTATCACTTCCGCGATTGGGGCGATCACTGGCGGATCGTCGGGGCGGATGTCGCAAAGCGCGATCTGGGCGACATGGCGTGGCGCGCCTCGGCCGACATCATCGACCGCCAGAAAGCGCGCGACGCCGTGCTGTTCAGGTTCTCCGCCTCCGGCAGCGGCAATGCCATCAACCTCGCATGGCCGTCCGGCATGCCGCAGGTCGCGCTTTCGAATGTCGGGACCATCACCTTCATCGCGCCGGGAACGAATACCCAGCCGAACCCGACGATCACCCTCGATGGCGTGACCCGGACGCTCTACGATGTTGACGGATCGGTTTTGCCCGCCGGCACCATTCGGCAAGGCAAGAAATATATCGTCTCGATCAACAGCCTGAGCGCTGGCCGCCTGGTGACCGGCCCTGGGTTCTCGGATCTCGGAAACGTCGATCTGGACCCGGTCTACGACGCCATCGATGCGACCAATGCCGGCCTGGCGACCAAGGCAGCACAGGCCGACCTCGATGATCTGGCCGAGGTGGTCGAGGGACTGCTTTCCGGCACGCGTGTCGTCGGCGACTGGGATGCTGGCACAGCCTCATTCCCGGCCACGCGTCCCGATGCCAGCCCGGTCGCGGGTGGCGACCAGTGGAATGTGACCGCCCCCGGCACCGTCGATGGCGTGATCTTCGCACCCGGCGACCTGCTGACCGCCCTGGTCGACGGCGGCGGCGCGACCTATGCCGGCAACTGGTCGCGGCGGGCCGGCACGGCGACGCAGGCCGATCAGGTCGGCACCACCACGCCGGGACGCAGCGTCCAGACCGCGCTGACCCAGATCGAGGCCCGCGCCATCCGCCGGGATGCCGGCCGGTGGGATCTGATGGACTACCTGCACGCCGACGACCGCGGGGCGGCGCTGGCCGGGAGCATCGACGCGCAAAACGAGACGCGGGTCACTGCCGCCATCCAGCAGATGCATGACGACTGGATCACATACTGGACCGCCGGCGGCATCAGGCAGGCGCTGCTGGACTATCCGCCGGCGCGGCTCGCGATCAACGACGAACTGTTCAGCGAGGCGTTCGCGGACACGCTCTATGATGCCGCCAGCGCCGGCAGCGCGACGATGCGGTTCGACAACACCGAGTTCGCGCTGAAGAACTGGATCGCCCGCGCCGCGGTGCGGACCAGCGGTCACTATGCCGCCCACAGCATCACCTATCCGGTGCCAAAGGCGGTATTCCGCTGGATGCAGCGCAGCCATCTGGGGTGGTTCCCGAAGATCGAGGGCTCGGTGCGCATCCGGGGCGAGGGCAACATGGCCACCGATCCTGTCGGGCTCTATGTCTCGAAGGTGTCCAAGCCCAGCCTCCGCGCGTTCAGGGTCACGCAGCTCTATAACACCGAGGTTCACGTCGAGTCCGTCCAGAACGGGGATCTCGACAACCTCGACCTGTTCTGGGGCGGCTATCAGCCGACGGAGTTCGGCGGTGCGACGGGCCATATGCCCGCCGCAGTGCGGTTCTCGAATGACGGCCCCGTGGTGTTGGCGACGCAACCGGTGTTCGATGCCAGCCATGTCGGGAAGTTCTTCTGCCTGGCCGGCGCCGGCCCGGTGGATCAGGGGGTCCGCATGGGCCACTGGTCGATCATCGCCAGCGTGGACAGCCCGACGCAGATCACGCTGGAGACCTCCCCGGCGGCCAATGTGGATGACGTCGTGGCCAGCTTCGAGTCGATGCGCGTCTCGACGGCGGGCACCACCTGGACGATGCGAGCGGCCATCTCGGACAGTCTGGTTGGCCGTCCCGTGACGCTGGTCGGGGCGCGGGCCGCCAACATGCCCGCGACCAACGGCACCCTGACCACGGTGATCACCGCCCATAGCGGCGATACGATCACCGTGGCGCATGCGCCCGCCCAGGACGTGACGGATGCGCTGCTGGTGTTCTCGCCGCAACTCCTGATCGGCAACTATCCCGAGATCACGGAGCGGACGGATAATGTGGGATTTGCCAACCTGCGCTGCGAAAGCACCAAGTGGCACCTCAACGCCAGCGTGCAGATGGTCGTGGACAGCGCATCCCTGCTCGATTTTGCCAATCCGAAGCTGCATGGCTGCGGCCAGGCCGAAAACAATTTCGGCGGGTCGGCGACGCATATGGTGCTGGGCCACGCGGACGGGATGCGGTTCGATGGCGCCCTGTCGCAGTCGTTCAATTCGCCGCGCTGGGGCGCCATGGTGTGCCGCGGCAGCAAGGTGCTGGCGTCGCTCGATGGCGACGCGACGGCCTGGCCGGACAACACCCACAGCGCCCTGGTCTATCTCGACCCGCTCCGCCCGCTGGGGCAGTCCGAGGTCAGGATTTATTGGGGCATGGTTTCGCCGTCGCCGCTCTACCCTCAGGCATCGCAGGCGGCCCTGCGGCTTGGGCCGAACGGTGACGCGGGCATGGTGGTGGCGAGCGGATCGGACCGTATTCGGACGCCGGCGGCGAAGCGGCTGTTCCCCACCGACTTGGGGCCGATCTCGATGGAGGGCCAGCTCGGGGCGTCGGGGACGTTTATCGTTGGCGATCAGACCATCACCGTGCTCAACGGTGTGATCGTGGGGATGGAGTAACGGCATGTCTGAAGGCAGATGGTGGTTTCCGTGTTCGGCGACCGGCGAGGAAAATAAGACTCGCAGAATCACCGGCTTGGTAGCATATGCGGATGTATGCATATCCGCTGGAACCAACTTACGGTTGAGAAGGTCGCGGCCCTTTTGGGGGTCATCGATATCTTGGCGCGTTTTTCTCAGTGGATTGGAAAGTTCATGGACCTGCTGAATAGCAAAGTTGCAACCATTTTGGGGACAACTCCCCAAATCGTTGATGTGGCAATAACGAGTTTTTGGGTTGGGTTTCTTATGTGCTTTCTGCTTAGGCGGATTGATCAGTTTCTGCGCGGGAAGAATCGAGTATATCCTCCATTCGAAAGGGCGTATGAGGTAGCCCAAAATCATGGGATAGGAGAGCCTCGCGGTCCCGCCCGTTCTGCTGGGCGGGTATCCTTGTTCCGCCATGAGAACGCTAATGTGATGTGGCTGGAGGACCTCGATGAAATTTTTCAGCTTCCATCGGATCAAAATAACCGACAGGTTTTGGCTATCACTGATCTTATTGCCCCAAAAGTCTTTCGTGACGCGAACGAGGTAAGGAAAAAGCTAAATTTGCCTGATAATTATTGCCCGCCTTATAGTGGCGTTGCAGAAGCGTGGCTGCGAAATCCAGGACAGTGGGAATGGATAGGGCAAAGGATACCGGATGGCGGTTTCGCCGGGAAACTGCGCCGTGGGGTGAAAATACAGCAGTTCCAGAATGGTATTATAGTGGGGCCACTTCCCAAGAAAGACGATTACAAATCAGAGCGCACTATTTGGATATCTTTTGGGAAACGATGGAATGGGGTGGTGTCGAAGAAGTCTATTTGGCGTCGAGCATTGGATAAGCTCGCATCGGTCCCTTTTCTTGCGAGGGTTCTTGGGCGCAATAGTTGATTGCCTAAAAAAATATGCTCGCTCGAGAGTTCCCGCTTCGGCGGGTTTTTTTATGCGCCGGCGGCGCGAAATATATGAGGATGGGAGATGGGCATCGTGCCGTCGGTAGATAACAGGATCAGCGCGGGCAACATGCTTGTCGCGCTCGGGATGATTGTCAGCGTCGCGGTTGCTTGGGGCAATCTGTCCGGGCGATCCGACAATATGGCGGCTGAGCTTTCGTCGGTCAGGGCAATGGCGGCTGCCAATGAGGCGCGCATCCGGGCTTTGGAGACGGCCACCGCCCGACAGGATGAGCGGATGGTGCTGATCCTCGACAGCCTGCGGAAGATCGAATCGCGGATCGAGCGCGGTGTGCATCCGTGATGCGCTAGGTCAACCTTCGTCAACAGTAACGCCCAGCTCTGCCGCCAGTCCCTCCAGCGCGGCGATGGTCGCGTCGTAGCTGTTCCCGGCCTTCGGGAACCGCGCCTTGCGGCTGCGATACCACCGCAGCCATTTCGGCAGCTCGTCCAGGGGATAGGTGGCCGACCAGATCTCGCCGGTCAGCGTGAAGGTGGATTCGTCATGCGTCGCTTTCATGGCGGCCTATGTGCGCGACCGCGGCTGCGCCTGCAAGGCCTCCGCCCAGTGTTGCGCACGCGGCGGAGGCCCCGCCCGCAGCCGTCACGATATGCGGACACTCAAGTCTACCACATCGCCCCGCCTCGCGCGGGGCTTTTTCATTGGAGAACCGACATGACAGCAGTCATGAACGCGGTGCGCGCGCGGCAGGCGCGCTGCGCCGCCCTGGGCTTTTGGCCCGGACCGATCGACGGAATCGACGGGCCGCGCACCCGCGCCGCCTATGCCGACGCCATCGAGGCGCAGCGGGCGCGGGGCTTGCCGTTCCAGCATCCGACGGGGATCACGCGCATCCACTGGCACTGGACCGCGGGCGGCTACAACCCGAACGCCGTGGACCTGCGGTCCTATCACGCGCTGATCAGCGGTGACGGCAAGATCCGCTGGCCGGTCGATCCGACCACCTCGCGCTCGCACACGCTCAACGCCAATGGCGGCGCCATCGGGCTGTCGATCTGCGCCATGGCCGGGGCCCAGGAGCGGCCGTTTGCCTGGGGCAAGGCGCCGATCACGCCGGCGCAGGTCTCGGCCCTCGCGCGCGAAACCGCGCGGCTGTGCCGGACCTATGACATCCCGGTCTCGCGATGGTCCACGCTGTCGCATGCCGAGGTGCAGCCCACGCTCGGCGTGGTGCAGCGCAGCAAGTGGGACATCACCGTGTTGCCCGGCATGTCGGCGCCGGCCGATCCGATCACCGTCGGCGACCGTCTGCGCGATCTGGTCGCGCGCGAGCTTTCCACCTACTGAGGAGCATCATCCATGGATGTCAAAACCATCGCCCCGATTTTCATCGCCAAGACGCGCAGCTTCTGGCTGGGCATCGTCCCGGCTGTGCTGACGCTGATCGACGTGATCGTGCGCGCATTCACCGATGCCGGCCAGGAGCCGGTCGCGGCCGCCATCTCGGCTGTGCTGGGCCAAATCTTCGGCTGGACGCCCGATCAGATCCACAGCGCCATGGTGGCGCTGGCGCCCATCTATGCGCTGATCGTCGCACAGCAGCGTTCTGGGCTGGCGCGGCCCTATACCATCAACCTCTCCAAGGAGGCGCAGGTGGTGCAGGCCATCGAGGACGGGAGGACGGCGTTCGACGCGGGCAAGCAGATCGGCGAGGCGATCAAGCGGGCAGGGGGCAGGTAGGTGCGCTCGCCCTATGAGGCCGCGCTGGCCGCGTCTCTGGTCGCCGGCCTTGCGGTCGGCGCCGCCTTCGCGGCGGCCGCGCTGATCACCGCGCAGGCGATGGGGGTGCCGGTTGGACCGTGCAAGCGGGCAGGGAGCTGAAACCACAGCGGGCGGACCCGAGGGCCCGCCCGATCAAGGAGAGTAACATCATAACCGTTTAACCACGGCGTGCATATCGTCCATCAGGCGAATTGCTGCAACCTGTCGATTTGGTCAGATTCTGCAATGCGAAAGGGCTTTAATGACGTACCGAACGCCTTATGACACCGCGCTGGCCGCGTCCCCGGTCGCCGGCCTTGCGGTCGGCGCCACCTTCGCGGCGGCGGCGCAGGGAAACCCGGACCAGGGCGGATTTGTTCCCTGCCATCTGGACTCCATCGTTCACTTTCTGTTCTCATGGCGGCGGAAGGGAATCGCCATGACAGAACTGCTATTCGAGCCCGGCACCACACACGTCGTCGTCACATGCTGGCGGTGCAAACGCGATCAGACGTTCTATCCCCAGGACTTGCCCGAGGGCATCGATTACTGGGCGTTCTGCGGTCGAGCGGTGTGCAAGGGCTGCGCGGCCCACCATCCGCATGTGACACGGTATCCCAAACCGCTGGACCCGTGGCAGCGGTCTCGGCCGAGCGACTGA